AACGATCCCTAACGCGTTTCGCTCCACCGTTTTTGGCGTTGTTCACCGTTCCCTGATTCGTCCCGCCTTTGCGCCAATCGTTGCCCGGTGCTGTCCGGGCTGCGCGGGGTATTCATAAAGCTTTTAGGGCTGCGCTGCGCGCTGTGTCGCTTTACAAACCTTCCCCGCACATCCCGGCCATCCCCGTGCCCCTCAGCTCCAAGGCGGGACGACTCAGGGAAAGACGGTGACAGAAGCAGCCAAAGCGGCAAGCGAATCCCCAAAGGGGTCCAGGCGAACAAGCCTAGGGAATCCGGTAACTTTTGAAAGGCAGGCGGCCATGATTGCAGCGAACTATTTGAAGCACCCAGAAGCATTGCGGTTTCAGCGTGAGCTATTCCACAACGGGTACAAGAATTCGCCGCGGATCATGCGCTTGATGGAGTGCGTTTTTAAGTTCGCGCCGGAGGTGACACAGTGGGCCAAGGATGCAGCGCGCAAGGCGCGCCAACTGGTGAAGCTGTGGAAGGCTGCGCAGATAACGCTGAACTTTTCCAAGCCAGTGGTGAACGGAGAGCGGACGGTTGGTTTTTACTACGGGCCGCGCGGTGAAACGTGGACGGGGCGCGGTCAGGTGCCGCAATGGCTTAGGTCTTTGGTGCGCGCAGGTGACTCTAAAGAGGCGTATCGCTGGCGTGAGCAGCGAGAGTTTTACTCGTTGTTTTGAATGGGCTGCTGACCGTACAAGTCAGCGCGAAACTGCTCTTTGTAATCGACTGAATAGCTGATGAGGCCAGAGAGGCAAGCAAACGCGACAAGGTTGATAACCAATCCGAAGCCGCCAGACTTCCAAGCCTTGTAAATCCAGACCAACTGGACAACGGCAAGAACAAGAATAAACAGCGAATACCAGACCATAGAAACTCCCATTTTTGAGGGAGTGTATCAAGCGCTATTTGCCGCCTGCCTGCATTCCAGTGGCCACAGGCTCAGCGCTGGCCACTTGCTGCGATGGAGGTGTAGGCGTGGTTCCTGCCATGGCCATGGAAACGGCCGGGGCATCACAGGAGAGGGCGCGGGCTTTGTTTGACCAGGTGAGAACGCCAGTGCAATCTGTAGTCCCGAGGAATTTATACCCAGCACGGTGCAAATCCTTGTCGGTGATGTTGGCAACGACAAGGCCATTTTGAGCGACTGCGAAGGTATACGTTACTTTGTCGCCCATGGTCATACGTCCCGTCATATGCAGGGTTTTATGTTCGTAGGGCTCAGGGATGGCGGACGGGTCTGCGGCGGATTCTTTCTGGGCTTGCTGGGGCGCGCTGGATGATGCCAAGGGGGCAGGGGCGGCATGCTGTATTTGCTCAACCTTGACGGTTTTAATCGTTGCGGGCTTTTTGGTGACTGCGTGGTAAATCACTCCAATGATGGCCAAGAGCCCAACGCCCAAAACGATGCGGTTCAAACGCTTGAACTTCACGATCATGGGGGCCACGTCATCGGCGGCAACTTCGGCAACGCTGTTGCCTTGCGTGTGGCTTTTGTAGAGGTTGAAGTATTCGGGCTTGTAGGGCCGGATTTCTTCGCTGATCACAGAGCCACGGTAACCGCCGTGCACCTTGCGGATGTATTCATCCTTTTTGCCCAAAATGTCGGCCTTGCGTACCTTGATCAGCATGGCCATCAGGTCCGCGATGTCCTGGCACATGTGCCGGAAATTCTGGGTGGCAATCAGAACATCACTGTTGAAGTGGCGGTGTAACTTGTACCACTCGATGACCTGTTCGTCAGTGCCGATGCGGGGCATGGGGACATGGCATTCGTCGATGACGAATAGGGGACCCATGCCGCTGGGGTGTTTCCACTCGCTGTAATAGTCCCAGACATTGCCGAAGACGCTCGCGGGTTTGACTTTTCCGACTACGCGGGGGCCGTAGTCTGTAGCGACTATGCGGGGTGGTGGCGGTTCTTCGCCTTCTTCGAACAACTGATAGGCATTGCCGTTGCCTTTGTCGTCAACGCGGTTTGCATCCCATGTGCCTAGGACTGGTTGCGGCTTGCGGCGTAGCTCGATGAGGTCCCTGTATGCCGGGTCTATGGCAGCGAACTGCTCGACAAGTAGCGGCAGGTTTGTGATGACCAAGCGGCCACGCTTGAGCGCGGCGAGGACGTGAAATACAACGAGCTCGTAGCTCTTGCCACTGCCCGGAATGCCTTGCAAGCCGTTGATCATGAGCCGAGCCTTGTGAACGGAATCAGCTGCAGAGTGAAACGCACAGCGAGGGCTGCGCTGATGATGGCCAGAGCCTGCCCAAGACCTATGGCGCCCATCACTTCCATGACGTTGGCAGGTATAGAGCCATAGCCGGAGAGCTGCGAAGAGATTGAACCAACGTCGACGGACTTCACTGCGGATACAGCGACTTGCATAGATTCGTCAAATACCCAAGCGCCGACATCTCGCAAGATGTCCCAGAGGGCGACGAAGACGGCAACAAACAAGTTGCCGAACCAAGAGAGCAGGCTGGCGATTTTCGCCAGCAGCATGGAGAATCCTGCGGCCATCGTTTAACCCCCAAAGACCAATGCACGGGCAAGGAAGCTCGCACCAAGGATCACGCAGACCTTGAGGAAGTCCCAGACGTAGCAGGCAGGCCCAAGCGCATACGTTCCCCATTGCCACGGGCCAATGTTGAGCGGAATGCTGAATTGAGGACATCCTGCGCCCGATGTAATAGTGGGTGCGAATGACTGAATAAGGCTAGGCAGCGGCGTGGCCATCAACTCGGCTTTGCGCTGTGTCCAGACACCGGTTAGTCCGTCTGGATATTTGCGTGTGTAGAGCTTTGGTAGGTCGGGGTTTGGGCTGTCGGAGGGAGAGGGTTCGGGCTCGCTTTCTTCGGTGGTAGTGGTGATCGTGTCGCCGTTGTTTATGACGGTTGTCGTGGTGTTGTTGGTGGTCACCTTGTTGCCTTCATACGTAATGTTGTATGTGGTGCTGGTGGTCTTTGTTTCTTGCGGTTTGCCGTTTTGCGCGGGGGTCGTTTCAGTCTTGGTAGGGCCGGGTATGGACGAAGGGCCGGTAATTTTTGTAGGAGCAGGAACGGGCAACGTCTCGCCGGATGCAATGGCTTGCTCTATGACCTTGGGAAGGCTAGAGGTAGAAGGCCAACCGGATTGGGATGCGATTGCATCTTCGAGTTCCTGCAGAGTACTAGGCGCGTTCTGTTGTGAAGGAACAGGACCCAGTGTTAAGGAGCCACTTCGTATTCGATCATTTGAAAGATTTGGATAGTTTGCGGAAGTGGATGAACAATAAGTCTCGGCAGCACAAAGACGCTGCGAGCCATTGGTGGTGATGTAAGGGTCGTAGACCATGTAAGGCATAGACCAAGAGCAAGCCCCGCCTCCAAAATACTCAGGCGTGGGGAGGATTGAGACACATTGGTCTTTGCCGACAGGTGAGCGAGTGACTAAAACAGATTGATCAGCGCCCTTGTAGCAGCTAAAACCAAGATCGTTACAGAGGTCGTTTAGCGCCTTGCCAGCTTCGGCAGCAGCATAGACCCAACCGGCCGTTTTTAAGGCAGCGCCGCCGACACCGCGGGCAAAGTTACCGGCAATTTTTGCGTAGTCTTTAGGGAGCGGCTTAGAAATTCCTTGGACAACAGCGGCACGACCCTCGACGACGAGATCAATGTTTTTTTGAACTTGTAAGGATGAATCGGAGGCGCGAGAAATGGCAGCGGTTGCGAGATCGGCAGCGGACATGACGCCCGCACCATAGGTCGTGACGTTGCCAGAGGAAGACGGGGGCATCACTGTGGCATGCGCGAAACGCACGAGTATGAGAAAGAGGCATGCAACCCAGAGTGGTATCCAGTAGAAGCTTTTCATGTTGATGCCCTCAAGCCCAACACAAACGCCATGCCGCCGAGACCCCCGAGGGTGGCGATAAGGCCCCAGAAGAGAATCACGGCGGCGGCGTCTGACATGGTTTGTTAGACCTTACGAACTGCGCGCTTGGACAGATCAATGCCCTTGAACGACATGGCAATGCCAACCACCAGCAAGCCAACGGCCAGAACGGCAGCGGCAACGGTGGTCAGGTCGATTTCGGCGAACAGGTCATCAATGGGACCAGCGTGGGCTGCAACACCGAAAGCCAAGGTGGTTGCACCAGCTGCGATCTTTGCGCCGTACTTGCGTGCTTGTGTGAAGAGTTTCATGGTTTTTTTCCTGTGAAAAAGTTGGTTGATTTGGTGGCGGAAATCGACACCCGGTAGACCTGCGCGCAGGTCTGCCAGTTGCGGACTAAATGCGCTTCACGACAGAGACAGCGGCACCGGTTGCATAGCCGATGCCGAACATGCCGAGGACGGAGGCAACGCCCCACGCGTAAACGTACGCGAGGGTTTCAGGCGTGATGCCGAGGGATGTGAAGTCCATTAGTCGCCGGCGTTTGAGTGGCCACAATGCGGGCACGTGTACCAGCCGGTGGGTTCGTGGACGTCTTCTTCTGTGAGTTCACCATCGCAGGCGTCGCAGAGAAATTTGCCGTCCCATTCTTCGTTTTCCATGTTGGTTCCTTGAGTGTGTAAAAAGCATCGCGGAAGCCAAGGCGCAAGACCTCAGCGGCCGTGATGAACGCTTGAGCCACGTAGACCCAAGCGGGGAGGATTTGGTTAGCGCGCATTAGTAATCCGGTGTGCCAAGACGGTCCAAATCGACAACCTGCGGAAGGTCCTCATATTCGGTGTGGTCTTCAATAAGTTGGGCGATTCGGTCCATGTCGTCCATGATTCCGAGCGCTGCAGCGCGGAGGCCCAAAACCCAATGCGGTTGGCCATCCTCTGGGTTTGGGGCCAGAAATCGGCCTGTAGCCCGCGATTGAATTAAGAGCCTTGGCATATCAAGCGGCTGCGCGGGTTTGGGTTGCTGGCTTGGGGCGGATGGAGGTGAGCGCGAGTTTTCCGGCATCGCGCCCCTGGGCATCCTTACCGCTGACCAGTTCGAACTGTGCGATGACCTTGAGGCCGGTTTCAGGCCAAGAGTTTTGCAAGTGGGCGAATTTTTCAAACTCGCTTGCATCGCCGCATTTGTAGGGGACTGTGATGGAGCCGAGGGTTTTACCGGCTGCGCTTTCGCTCAGTTCTGCGGGCAGGTAAAAAGTGGTTGAGCTGTATTTTTTGCCCTCGAATTCGGTTTCGCTTTGCTTGATACCGTAGCAAGTTGTTTCAAGTTCTGGGAGTTTCATAAGTGCTTTCTAGGTCCGCTTTTTAGGCCGCAATTTGGAAGCGTGCGGGGGCACTTCCTACGGTGTTGAAACTGTCAATAACTTTTGTGTATGCAGATGCCAATTCAGCTTTTGCAAACTTTTTGAGACGTCCGGGCAAAAGCTTTTGATCGGGGTCGATGAACTGCAAAAGGGTGTCGTAGTCCATGAAGGTCAGCGCGGCGATAACAGTGGCTTTGGCCGAGTCACGAAGCCAGCGCAGGTTGCGGGTGACTTCGGCAACGACTGTTTGCTGTTCTAGTGCTTTGTGGCATGGCACAGGTGTGGCGAAGCGCTGGGAACCAGCAGCAGAAAGCATGAGCTCGTGCCACTCGGATGCACCAGCGAAAAATGAATCGGGCGTGCGTAGGAGTTCAGTGGGTAAAACGCGGAGCTGGTCGCCGTATCGCAGCTCGATTCGGACCCATGGGGATTGCGCTTTGACTCCGAAAAGGGCGTCGCCTTTTTCGTAGATGTTGGTGATTTTTCCGCTTTGGCGCGAGCCGATATACATGGAGCGCGCGGAGCCGTTCGCCCAATCGCCCGCGAGGTTGCAGGCGGGGTTTTTGCCGCGAACTTTGAAGAGGTCGGCGCGGTAGTCTTCAAGCAGTTGGGCGAAGTCGAAACCAAGGCCATCGAAGTAATCAACGGCCAAATCTGCGCGGGTGATATTGCCCCGGTGGAGGTCGATTACGTCTGCCATTTTTTCTCGCCAGCCGTGCTGTGCGAAGGTGCAGGCGTGGCCTTGGATGTTGACGTGTATGGATTGGTCTTGTGCTGCTTTGGCTTGTCCGTTGCCTGCGGCAAGGAAGCCCACCCACGCGCATTCATGGCCTACGCGCTCGATTGAAAAGCGGTATTTGTAAAAGTCTTGGCCGGGTTTGAGTTGGGTGTTTACGGTGAAATCATGGCCAAGGACTTTGGCGACTTCGCGCGCCAAGTCGTAGGCCTGAGAGCAGGCACCGACGAATTGCGGGTCTTTGTGATCGAGTTCAATTTCTTCGACGGTGCGCCGGATGACGATGGCTTGTGCAGGGGCGGAGAGGTAGTCGTATTTCTCTGTGCCAAAGTGGACGCTTTGCAGGTATCGCTCGTGTTTGCCATTCGCACCAGGGCGGAAGTCGGGGAGAGTGTCAAAGGTCGGGACTACGTTGCGCAGCAGGACTGTGAAACGGAGCCAATCGACATGGACTATGTTGGTGGAGGCTTTGCGTTCAGCCTCAAGACGAAATTTGACTTCACCGCCATCAATTACCAAGACACTTTTCTTAGCCACGGGTCACGCTCCGGTTAAATGTTCCCCCCGTGTTACCTACGGGGGTAACTTCGCTGCGCTTCGCGCCGGATGCCTTCCCCGCAAGCGGGGCCCCTTCCGGCGCTTCGCGTTGGACGAGTACGAGGGCAGGGGAAAGGCAGGCTGGCGTATCGCCGTAAAAGTCACGAGCGCCGACGATGACGAGGGCAGCAGCGTGAGCAGGAATCCATGGGGAGGGGGTGGACCCCCGCGCAAACTGCGCTGGGGAAGCGGCCAAGCCACCAAGCGCAGGGGAGTTATGCGCAGAGGTCCGTAAATCGACAGGGTTGTTTTGCATGGCCGCTAGAATTCGCTAAATGCTCACAAGATGTAAGCTTGGGGCGAATTCTGACGATGCCTACAACATGTAGTCAATCTTTAATTTAAGATTGGCTACACCTTGTAGGCATGAATACAACACGTAGGCACTACCAATATGCAAACCACAATGAATCTGCTAGACGCCGCTCTCAAACAGCACCCTGCGCCGTTTTGGACTGAAAAGCTAAAACTGTCCAGGAGCGCTATTCACACAGCGAAAACGCGTGGAAATCTGAGCCCAGCAATTGCTGGAGCTTTGGCGGAAGAATTGGGCGAGGACTCGAAGGACTGGATGGTGATTGCAGCACTTGAATCAGAGCGCGATTCGGCATGCAAAGACCGCATGCTCAAGCGCTGGAAGAACATTAAGAATCTGTACTTAACGACGCTCAATAGGAAGCCCGCGCACCCTCGAAAGGTACGCGCTGCGAGGGTTGCAAACACGAAGCACCGCGCCGCGTGCAACCCCGTAGCCTACGCCCCAAATATCCGCGAGTTCCTGAATCGTGTAATCGCCAGATAAATACATTGTCACGAGCTCGCGCTCGGACTCTGTATCTATCTGCCGAGGTGCACCCCATCGCTTACCGCGAGCCTTTGCAGCAGCTTGACCAGCCATGACGCGTTCGCGAATTATTGAGCGTTCAAGTTCAGCAACAGCGCCAAGAATTTGAACGGTAAAAACACCGATTGGACTCGATGTATCAATGGGTTCTGTGAGTGATCGAATCGCAGCGCCAGCCCTTTTTAGCTTAGCCAAAATTGATAGCAAATCGCCAAGACTTCGGGCAATTCTGTCGATTTTCCAAACAACTAAAACATCACCAGCGCCGAGGGTTTCAATAGCTTCGCGAAGGCGTGGACGTGGGCCGACTCCAGAGCAATTTTCTTCAAAAATTCGTGTAATTCCAGCCGCACGAAGTGCATCAATTTGAAGGCTAGTTTCTTGTTCTGACGTTGAAACTCGTGCATATCCGTAGTTCACTTTTTTCCCTAATTTCAAGAAAGCCGCTATCGGTTTTGTAGCATTTGCTATCGTTTTTGTAGCAATGATTTTAGCGGTTGTTGGGGTTGTTTTGGTGGCAGTAAGGGCTTTAGATGCAGGGCGTTTCCCTTCGGGACCGGGCTCTATTGCTTCGCAACCATGCCCAAGGTCATGGCCCATACGGGTAACG